ACTGGTGCTTAAAAACAAAATTAAAAACAAATAAAAACATTACAAAATGGCAACAATAGTATCAATTACAGCATATCAAAGAAATCAATATGCTTTATTAAACCCTAACGGAACTCCAGCAACATCTGGTATTGCTTACGGATTCCCAGTAACTACATTTGCAGCTTACCCAGCTCCTGCTAATTTTGTAGCTAACGGAGTAACTATGAATGCAATAGTCGAAGTAGCACCTACTGGTTTAAACCAAGTACCCGTATTATTTTATACGACTTCTACTGTAGCACAGATTAATTCTGCAGCAAACGCTTAATGAATTAGCCCCTATTTATTTAGGGGCTTTTTTATTTTCTTTATGTACTGTTTTTAGGTTCTTGTAGATTCTTTCAGAGTCTTCAATTTTACCATTAGCTGCGGCAATAGCAATTGCTAACCTTCTTAATTTTTTTGCGGCTTTATTATTCATACATTTATTTTATCTGCCTTGCCCTCTGTATTGTTTTGGACGAGGTGAATGTTTGTTATAAGATTTTTTAGCTCTTCCTGTTTTTTGTTTACCAAATGTAATCTTGGTAGAATTAGTTAATTTCGCCATTGTTATTTTTATTTATGATTAATTGGTATGAAAATAAACCATTTCCTTCATATTTTTTATTTACAATGTGAGAACCAAAAGATTTTTTTCTAAGATGTCTTAATTGGGCTGAAATTGATGCTGGTGGTTCTTTTATTATATCAGCAATCTGTGGTAAAGTACGAAACCTCCCGTCTTGCATTAGGTTAAATACTTTATAATGCTGACCGCTTAATCTTTTTTGATCCCTTTCTTCTATATAATCACTTCCTACAAAATTTAATACGTTTTGCATATTATTTATTTTTTGGTTTGAAAATAATCTTTATCAATTGATCCCCCATCCATTTTGTTGGGGTAGACCAATATGTCGTCATCGTAGAAGTTCCGCACCATGCCGTTGTCGTATAATATAACTTTCCAAACAGTGTTGGTGTCGCTTCCGTAGTCAAGCCATGCGATTGCTTTTCCATATCCAAGTGGGGTTTCAACATCTATTGTATTTTTTAATTCGTGTATATACATTAAATTGGGGTTTCTTCATTTTTATTACTTGATAATAATTGTAAACTTGTAACTCTAGCGTGAAGCTGTGCTACTGTTTCTTTTGTTTTATCATTAAGATATGTTTTTGCTTCTGGCTTTCCTTCCATGTAAATCAAAGTACCTTTTTTAAGATAGTTAGCTACATTAGTTTTGTCAGTCCAGTAAGCGCAAGAAACCCAAGTGGTTTTATCTACCTCTTGTCCTTGTTGGTTTTTAAACTTTTCGCTGTAAGCCATTGAAAAATTAATTACTGTTTTTTCATTTACATTGTTTACTGTTGCATCTTGTCCTAATCTTCCGATTACTGAAATTCTAATCATTGTGTTTTGTTTTATTATTAAAAATTAATTTCTGTTCCATTATCATCTTTGTAAGGCGTCCAATTATCAAATGTTTTTTGTACTGACACATCTGGTCTTAAAATTATATTTTTATCGTTTATAATTTTTTGTAATGAATCTAATCCATTAAATAAAAATCTTCTAGTTTGAAAATACATTTGAAATAAAATAAACCCTTTTTTACCAACAATCTTTTGTCTTCTAATTTTTTTACTATGAAACTCACAAGATGGATTGCTAGGGTCTGTTTGAGCAAAGGGTCTATGATATACAAGAATATTATCAAGCTTATTATTCCACATTGCGCCATCAGTTAAGTCAAATACATCAGGGCAAGGATAGTTACCATCAGAGGCTTTTACCATTTTAACAGGGTGAGCAATTATCCAAAAGAAAATATTGTTTATCTGCGCAAATCTTGAGAACACAGACAATACCCATTCAAGATATTTATCACTTCTTGAAAACTTTTGATATTCGTTTGTCAATTGGTTGAAAGGGTCAATGTCTACGCCATCAACATTCTCTTTCACAATTAACTCTAAAAATACTTCCATCACATATTGTGGCGTTGGTGAAACATCTTTAGGATAAACATAAAATATATGCTTACATACTAAATCGTAAACATATTCATAAACTTGCTTAGATGGTCTATGTGGATTTGCAGGACTACAATCACATCCCAAAATAATCTCTACAAAGTCATGATAATATTCTTCTGGTGGATTATCTTCTGGTGAAAATGTTGCAAACTTTTCTCCGTACAACATAATACGCATAGCTTGGTACCATTTTTTAAATGAAGATTTACCATAGTTACCAATTCCCGTAAGAACTGTAATTTCTCCTCTCTTTGGTTTAAACTTGTCATCCAAATCGGGTACTCCAATACCATCTACTTTAGCATATCCTTCATCATATATTCTTAAAGCTTGTTCTTTTACATCAATTCCATAAATAACATCTTTTAACTTTAATCCTTCATCAAAAACAGCTTTCTCAACTTCAATTTCTTTCCTAGAAACTTTATCAACTAATATTTCTTTATCAAATGATGCACTTCCAAAGTTTTTTGAATTTGCCTTATATGCAGAACGTATTGCCCTATCTGCCTCACTTTTTGTAAACTCAGAATTCGTAATAAACTCTGTATGAATCATAGAATTTGCTGCAGTTTCATTAATACCAAAACGACAACAAGCTGATGCTAACTTAAAAATAAAATTATTTCTTTCCCCCGTAACAAAAGCCTCGTTTTTATTAGATAACCAAGTTAAAACATTCTTAAATATTTTTTGGTCATCATCGTTTTTCTCATAAACAACAACCTTTTCGGTTTTTTTAATCTTCTTAAAAACTTCAGCCTTGTCGTTTATGTAAATTTCGGGGTCGTAACTTTCGTAACAAACTCTGCTTTGGTTAATTCCGCTTCGGTCAATTTCTGGAAACACTTCTTGTAATGCTTGGAAATGTTCTCTATGTTTTTCACCATTTGCTACTTTTACCAAAGCTTTTAATCCATTACCAGATGGGCTAATCCAACAAGCAAAAACAAATGGATGTGAAATAATTTCATTTTGCTTATCTCTAAGCTCAAATACGTTGTCAAAATCTAAAACTATGTACCCACTATGCTTAATTAACTGAGCATCAGTTCTATCAGGGCCAAATTTACCACTAAAACACACCGAAGGAAGGTTTAGTTTTATCTTATTTGCTTTTTCTTTATCAATTGTTCCTCTAATTTCAGATACGGTTGATTTACTTTTACCTTCTTGTATTCTTTTTAACGCGGCTTCAACAGAAATGTAATTTGGTTCCTTAGAAAAGATGTTTTTAAAAATTGTTATCATTATTCAGAAATTGGTTTAAAGGCGTTTCTAGCGGTTTCTAATTCGTTTTGATATTTATTATCAATTCTTTGAGAAATTGGCTTATTTTGGCTTATTTTAAGCTCAAATAACCCTTTCCACCCATTTGCCATAGATTGTTTTATAATTTCAATAGCATTTTCACAATTTTTTTCAGACAACCTAACTAAATCATCAAATGCAGCTTGCTCACTTTGAACTGTTTTATAATTAAATTTAAATTGTTTGCTTTTGTAATCTTTCCATAAATCCCAATATTGTATAATTTCTTCCCCAATAAATGAAATTTTAATTTTTTTTGTCCCTTTAACCATATCCATATCCATATCCTTAACCATATCCATATCCTTACGCCCTTGTAAGGGCCTTGTAAGGGGCTTATTTTGTTTATCTAGCAAATTATTTTTTTCAAGCAATATGATTATACTATTATGCGCTCTATTGTCTGGATTTAAACCAGAAGGGTATTGAAATTCAATAAAAGAAGGTATAAACCATTTATTCCCCTTATCAAAAATTATAATCTTTTCATCAAAACTTTTAATAGCCTCTTTTAAATCAATTTTTTCTCCTATTCTTATCTGTGCTACGTCAATATCAACTTGCCATATGCCTGCGTGGTCGCAATCATCACAAATATATAGCCAAAGGAGCTTATAAGCCCCTTGTAAGCCCCTTATAAAGGGTTTTTTCCACTTTTCAGTATCAGTAAATCTCTTAGCCATTTTCTTAAATTAATCATTAATAAAATCAGTGTCCATTGCTCTATTTATCTTTGCTAAATTTGTATCAGATAGATTCATTATCCTCTGAATAAAAATAGAATAAAGTGTAGGGTATGGTATTTCTGTTTTTCTTGAAAGCCAAGCTAGTGGCCTTTCTTCTTGTTCAAGATAAAGAAGTATCTCATCTTTTACATTTTGTTTTTCCATAAATAATTTGATTGAGGCACAAAGTAATAACTAATATTTTTAATTACAAAATTTATTTTTCCATAAATTTATTTTGTGGTTTAATTAAATTAATTATCTTTGTTAAAATATTTAACTATGATAACACCAAAAGAAAAAGCAGAAGAATTATTAATGTATTATATGGAAGTCCCAGTAAAAGGGGGCGGATATACAATTGATGTAGAACATGGCAAAAAAAACGCATTTAAAGCAATAATTGAAGTTCAACATGGAATAGCGGAACATGGTATTTTATCTGGATTTTGGTATGAAGTTGGTGAAGAATTAAGAAAAATTTATAAACAATACAAAAAAGAATATAAAAATAAAGATGGAAAACAAAGAGCTAATATATGAAATGGCTAAAAGATTAGATTTAGTTATTGAGTTTTGGAAAGAAGGTAAATACATTGGGAAATATAGATTTATAAACAATAAACTACACAAATGGAAAGATGGATAACCGAGGATGAAATAATGCACAGGATTAAAAACCATCCTGATTTAACTAAAGATGATAAAGAAGATTTTTACTTTGATATCCAGATGTTATATACTGGTAAAAAAGGTCAAGAAAAATTAGATAAACCAGTAATTAAAAATCAAGAAAGAAATAAAATAAAAAAAGATGGCATACAATAGTACAATAATAACAAAGAAAAAGCGTTGTGTTAATTGTGGCAATATTGATTATTGGTTTTCTAAAAAGATGTGTAAACAATGCGCTACCGTACATTCTACGCAAAAAAGAATGGAAGAATTTGAAGATGATACAGAAAGTTTTCAGAATCTTGTTCAAGACCTTGATTATGTGTTTAGTCAATATATTAGAAATAGATATGCAGATAAAACAGGCATTGTTGAATGTTATACCTGTAGTAAAAAACATACGATTGCAGAAATACAATGCGGTCATTTTATGGGTAGGTCAAATTTAAGCACTAGATGGATGGAACAAAATTGCAGACCACAATGTATGGAATGTAATTACTTTAAAACTGGTAATATAGAAGAGTTTGAATACAAATTACACGAAGAAAATAATGCTATAGTTGATTATTTAAGAGAAACAGCTAAGCAAACAGCAAAACCTACAAAAGATGAGCTAAAAGGCTTAATCCTAGAATACAGGGCAAAGCTAAACTTGGTAAAAAAGAAATTTATTGAAAAATAATTGTATTTTTACGGTGGTTATCATAGTTTGTAGATTTAGTAGTTTAGCCCCATGTTTTAGAATGACATGGGGTTTTTTAAATCATAAATGAGCCGGTTATCAATCATATTCGGCTCAAAGTTGCCTTATTGGGTAACTTTTATGATTGATAAAGTTTACTATTAGCGAACTTTTGTAACCAAATTGGTAACATTGTACAATGTTTTAGGTGCAATATGTAAAATGTTGTAATGGAATTAGGGCAAATATGTTACTGATTTATATAGACTTGTAACAAAATTTGTTAATTGTTGGTAGTCAAACTACGCAAGTCCTCCCCCTGTCGTAAAGCTATAACTTGACAAATAAACAAAAAAAGGCTCCCAAGTAGAAACTTAGGAGCGATACCAGTTAAACCTTTAACTATGTCTTATGCGGATACAAATATATACAAAAATTTAATTAAATTTATTTTTTTAATTAAATTAATTAAATTAATTTTGTTCCAAAACACACAACATGGCAAGAAGCATTTCCCCCGATTCAGTTTCCAGTAAGGTTGCTGACTTAACATTAGGCGAACATCTTAGGTTAGATAATCCATATACTTCCGTAATGGTTATGGTATCCAATTTAAAGAAAAAAGACGCCCACAAAGATAAATTATTTAAGATTAAAGCTACTGACAACACTACCACTGTAACCAGAATAAAATAAACCAATATTATGCATATACAAACTATTAACTACACTAGAACATTTAACTTAGGAAACTATTCTTCTGAAAAAATTGGCGTTGAATTTGCTCTTAATGAGGGTGAGTCTGCTACCAAGGCTCTTGACTATGCAAGAGAACTTGTGGAAGAGTATCACAAGCAAAATGTAATTAAATTAAAAGATTTAAATGAATTTTATCAAGAGATACCTGATGAAATTATTCCTACCCAATCTAAAAAATCTTTAGCTGAAAAAACAATAGAGTTTATAAATGCTTGCAATACTAAAGAAGAATTAAGAGCTTGGGAATTAATGGCTAAAAATAATCCAGAAGTATTGGAATCTTATAATGCTAAACATAAATCTTTATAACTATGAATTGGAATGAAACACTAATCAGAGCAAGCTCTGTAGGATATATAATGACCGAACCAGTAACCAAAGCGGACAAAGAAGCTGGGTTGCTTTCTAAGACCGCGCAAAGGCATTTGCTTGATGTTTATATTTCTAATAAGTATAATAGGAGTAAAGATATTCAAACAAAGCAAATGAAAAAAGGTATTGAAGTAGAGCAAGAATCGATTGATTTATTGTCTATGTTCTTAAAAAAACCTTTTGCTAAAAATACGGAAAGATTTTCAAATAAATACATAACAGGGCTACCAGATATTATTGATGATGGAATTATTGATATTAAATCTAGCTATGACCTATGGACATTCTTAGGTAATATCCCAGATAAACTTGATAATTTATACTATTGGCAAATGATGTCATATATGTGGCTTACGGGTAAAACTAAAGCTACCATTGCTTATTGCCTTGTAAATACACCAGATAATATTATACAACAAGAGAAGTATTACTTACTTAAAAAGCTAGATGTAATTTCAGAAGAAAGCCCAGAGTTTGTAAGAGAAGCTATGAAGCTAGAATTAAACATGAAGTTTGATGATATAGCTATGGAAGAAAGAATACTTATGTTTGAAGTTAATAGAAACGAAGATGATATTTTACGCATTGAGCAAAAAGTAGAAAAAGCAAGAGAATTTTTACAAGATATTGAAAATACCCACAAAAACTTTAATAATGGCAAAATCTAAAAAAGAAAAACAATTAAACCTTCCGCAAGATGCACAACCGCTAGACGGATGCGATTTCTGTATGCAATTTGATTATGATGAGCCTCATGTAATTGGCGCAAGTGAAGACTCTGATGGTGTAATGGAATTAGTAATTAAAGCTTATTTAGATGCAGGTGTTACCTTTGTATGTCCCACTACACAAAAGAAATTAAGAATATATGCTAGACCATTATCAGATACAGGTAAAGCAATTTTAAATCAACAAAAAGAAATTAAAAATTAACAAATGAAATTAAAAGAAATTGAAAACAAAGAGATTTTTTTAAAAGAAAACTACCCATTTGCAAATGTTCCAAAATTAGGTGACAAAAAACATTGTTTACATTGTAATAAAACAATTACTGTTGGAGATTACAAGGTAGAAACGTCATTTAACGTATTAAAAGATGCTGATCATGATTACATAGTTTGTCCAAATGCTCCAGAATGTAATGGCAATTGCACCGATTGGGTAGATTTAGAACCAGAAGATTAACTTTTTTTATGTGCATTGGCAAACTTCCTTGCAGCTTCAACGCTACCAAAACCCCAAGCCTTTAATGCTAATGCTTTCCTTGTTGGTTCGCCATTTGGTTTTTTCATTGCCCCAAGCATACCAGCAAAGCGAGCTGCAAAAGAAACTCTGCGAGGATTAACACCAGACTTAACCGGAGCTTTTAAATTGCCACCAGTTTCAGAATTATAAGATGCTCTGCCTTTAGCGTTTAATCCGCCTTCAGGATTTTTGCCTTCTTTACGTTGCCAAGCTCCAGCCATAACTATTTCTTTTCTTCTGATTTAATTTTCTTTTCTTGCTTTAACATTTCGGCAGTTGGTTTCTTACCACTTCCTTTGTTAGCACGAATATTATCCCATAAACCGCGTGGAGAATACGAGCCATCTGCTCGCTTCATCATTTTTAATTTACTTTTCATATTACTTTAAACTTAATAAATACAATGTTTCAGCTATTAATGTAGCAATTTCATCTACTTGATTTTGAACCCAAGATTCTTGATAAATCTCTTTTCTTTCTTCTTGAATTGTCTTGTATAAAGATTTAAAATATTTAACTACTTGATCTGAGCTTTTATAATCTGCTGGACTATCAATTTGATAATGCATAGGTCTATCGTAAATACCACTTACGCTTTCTACTAACCCATCTGTCAAACCAAGGATACCATCATAAAATTTACCCAATGCTTTATGAACAGCATATGTTTCGGTTTGGTGGTGCCAAACAACAGCTTGGTCAAATGAATCTTTAAGATAAGATACAAAGTATGAGAATTTTTCTTCAGCCATAATATAAAATTTTAGCTAAGATACGAATTATTTCCAATTCTCTGACTTCCATATAGCTAAATCTAGACCTTTTAAATTTTCAGGGGGTGTTGGTAAGAAATTAGCTATTTCCTCCAAATTTGGGGCCTCTGTGTGATAAGGAGGCATATTCTTGAAAGGAGCGCCTCTTTTAACTTGCTTTTCACCATAATTATCCATTAAATAATTTAACACAGATTGCGCCGATGTCAAATTCTGCTCTTTTTGAATCATATCCAACTTATATAAGTCAAATCTAACTCCAATTGGTTTACTTTTTGCCATAATTAAATTAATATGTATTTGCGAAAATAGGTGTTTGCTCGCCAACGTAAGCACCAAAACAATTAAACTCAAGAAATTCCCAAGCATCTTCTTCTGAAAGTTCTTTATCTTCCTCCATTAAAAGATCAACCATAATTTCTTTTGAATAAACTAATTGGCCATTATCAGTTATTCCAATAATTGCTTTATCATATCCATCTGGATTTTCTTCAGATAAATTTGGTTTAAGAGCTAAACAATTTGCTGCGGTTTCTAAAATTAATTCTAAGTCCATAGTCTGTTTTTTTTAAATTAATAAATGTAGCTACAAAATTAAGTTAATTTTCTGAATGTAGCTACAATATATTATACCAATATACCCTGTACCATTACCCCAATACCCATAAGATCAGGCATGACCCCAATACCATCAGTCAATACGAATCAGGTGCAATACCATGACCATGACCAATACA